AAGGGCTTCCGTGTCGCACAGACAGATATCAATGGGAACCTATCATATGGTCCTCTTATAGTTCAAGACCCCACTAATGTGGGTGTCAAGGCTATTGCTGGATACGACCGCTTTCTATTCATCGGCAATCAGGGCAACAAGCTAGTTCCGCAGGCTGGGTGGGCAAATCCTTCTGATGCCGCTGTCACTGATGCTCTGATGCGTATCGACCTGTCTCAGCAAACGTCCACGGGCGGGCAGCCTTTCTGCAACGATAGTATGCCCTGGAATCCGCTCGGCGGACCTAACAATTCTGGTGCATTCTACGCGCCTACGGGCTCCGCAGTAAACAGTATTGCTAACATGGGGCAGAGCGGGTTTGTTGCTTGGGCCACTGGAAGCTCTGTCTATACTAATCGTGTGGCATCTAAGATGCCTAGTGGTTTCATGTACACGTCAAAGATCCGTTTCAACACCCTTGAACCCAAGCACTTCAAGTACGTCTATTTGCGCCACCAGAATATTACTGACGGTGGTATTGATATTTCTGGCCAAAACCCTAACATGCAGTTGACGACTATTGCACCTGGCATCGTTGGTTCTAGCGTAGTCGGGGCCACCACTCCGTTCTTCATCAGTGACTTTGGTAACTCGCAAGAGTGGTTCCAGCTAAAGTTCACGCTGCATGCTGGTTCTATTGATACCAACTACAGCCCTATCTTGAATGGTTATCAGCTTCGTGGGCTTCCTGGTGTAAGCCGACAGGTTCTTATTGAAATCCCGTTGCTGTGTTTCGACCACGAGATCGATCGTAACGGAAACCCCGCAGGCACGGATGGCTTTGCTTATCAGCGCCTCAAGGCGCTGGAAGCTCTTACGGCCTCCGGCAACATCGTTCTTCTACAGGACTTGAACTACAACGATAGTAATCTAGTCATCGTAGATGACTATCACTTTGAGCAGCAGTCGCCAGAGTTGGCAAAAACGTCAAGTGCTGGAAACCAAGATTCAAATGCCCACGGGGGCTACATCATTCTTCAGTGTCGAGTTGTCGTATAGGTGGTTGTATGCAGCCAAAGGATGCTCTAGATATCGTTGCATATCTAGTCGGTATCGGCACTACCGTCGTGGTGGTCCGTTCCAACATTAAGAAGCAGACGATCATAGACCTGCAAGCTTTGGTGGAGGTTCTACAGGACAAGATCGAAGTTCTAGAGGGAGACGTTGAGAATCGAGATGTTCGTATCCAGCAGCTTGAGGAGACGGTAAGTGGATACTCCGAGTTGGTTCGAGAAGGATATCTCTCTGGGATCGATCGGCCACCCAGTCGAAACCGTGCAACTGCTACTAAGACTACCAAAAACAGGAGTGCTTAATGAGGACACAATACGTGCGATCCGAGGATGGCAGCGACTTCACGGACTCCCGACCACGGGTGTGGTTGACGCCGTCACAGCGGGAACACTCGGCGAACTTCATTGGGTCTCCGACCCAGAGTCGAACAGCCGACGATATTCGGGCAGCGGAACAGATTGGGTCCGATGGGATGGTTCGAGCGCTGCCCGCACGTTCAATCAGCTACCAGACAACCTTGTCGATGTTGGGAATGGATGACTAACTTGACTGTATTCTATCCTGATTACAGCTCTTTCCAGGGGCAAGCCAATCCTGCTGGTGCTCCTGCTATCGTGGCTAAGGCCACGGAAGGTGACTACTACAAGGATGCTGATTACCAGTGGTACAAGGACCAGGCTGCCAAGCTTGGTGTTCCTTTCTCCGGCTATCACTTTCTCAAAGCTGAGATCAGTCCTGCTGTGCAGGCACAGTACTACTTCAACTTTGCAGGGACAGTTCCGTGCATGCTGGATGTGGAGACTGAGGGATCAAGCAAGCCCACTGTGGACGAAGTGGTCTCCTTCATGGCAGCCCTACACAGGCTTGGCGGGCGTGTCTGGGGCGTTTACTTCCCCCGTTGGTACTGGGGACAGGTCGGCGGGGATCTGGGCCGTCTGACGGCCGCTGGGGCCGTTGTAGTGGCGTCCGAGTATCGATCGTTCGACGAGAACAACTGGCCAGCACCGTACGGCGGTGTGACACCGCCCATCTGGCAGTATACCAGCAGCTACAACCTCAACGGAACACTCGTTGACTACAACGCTTTCAAGGGCACTGCCGCGCAGCTTGCCCAACTAATCAATGGAGATGATATGGATCCGAACACTCCGCTTACTTTTGATCCCCGAATTGCCGGATGGTATCCGGACATCGCTAAGGATGGCGGTGTGTGGACGGGACAGCAGTCCCTGAATGATGTTCTCACATGGATGGCAGGCCGTGTCGGCCACATCATCCACCAGGTAGAGAATCTTCAGAAGACTGTGAACGCGCTACAGACAGGCTCTGGTGCCAGCCCACAGGCTGTTGCTGCTGAGACTCTGGCTGAGCTGAAGGCGAAGCTGTAATGAAGCTTCCCAAGTTTTCTATTCACGACCTCTTCGTGGCCGTGTATGTGTTCGTATTTGCGGCTGTTCCACAGCTCGCAATGAGCAATCAGCCAACTAGCCAGATTGCTATCGAATCCGCTATTGCAGCAGGTGTTACTGCTGTCATCAACAAGTTCCACAAGGGGTAACCATGTCCGGTATGGACGACATCAATTTCACTTCCACGGCTGTTCTTACAGCAGCCTACACAGTAACAGCGAATGACTACGTGATCTTCTACGATCCGACTAACGCCTTCGTCATCACGCTTCCGGCTGCAAGTACAGCTCTGAAGGGTCGGCAGTACACGTTCATTCAGACAGTCAGCAACGCGGGTCAGATGACCCTGAAGACTGCGGGTGGCACTATCAACGGTACTGCTGGCGGTACCGGTATTGCTGTTACCGCATCTAAGATCGGTCAGTTTGACGTGTTCTGCGATGGTACCAACTGGTGGGGCGGAAACTCCACGGCTGGACTGCTCTAAGGAGTAGTGATGAACTACTTCTGGTTGACGAGTATGCTAGCGGTAACCGCCGCTTTCTTGTTTTCACCAGGTCTCTGGCCACAGGTCAGTGTCTTCTACTTGATACTGACCAGTCTGTACAGCAAGATCAGTTTCAACAAGGCAGCCAACACTGTCATGGAATAGTAATAGCCCCCTCCGATCGGAGGGGGCTTACTTTTGTTTGTCTAACAGAACAGGTGACAACCATTGGAATGTTCGCCGCAGTGAAGCTTTACACCGTTCTCAGCTTCACCATGAACACCGGCGCGACATCCGGCGCAAGAACAAGAATAACGAACACAGCTCATTTGCGGCACCCCAGATGACAGCCGAAACCATGACTACAGTAGGTGTGTATATCCTGATTCAGGCAACGATCACATTGACAGTAGCAATGTCCTGCATCCTTACAGTTAGCAGCCATAGTGACACCCCAATGCGTGGTTGTAGCAGTGCCGCTTAGTTCCATCTGAGAAAAATCCATGGTCACCATTACCACACAAGCTGCAACAGCAGCCTAGCGGGCGGCACTCTTTAGCAACCATGATGACACCCCGCATCGTGATTGGGCTTATGTGTCCTTCGGCACTCAGAAGAAAAGCACCGACCTTTGTAGTTACACTCGCCTGTAGAGGCGTAGCCGTCTACATGCTCATCAGGTTTGTAGTCCACTTTAGAATATCCTAGACCCGAGTACTTTCTGAATCGCAAAGTTAAGCCGCCCTTTTACACATGGGGTTCCCACAGCAAAACGGTGTCATAAGACACCGTAGACAACGACACTTACAGTGTAGACCAGCCATTGCTTATCCTCCTGTCACAGGTCGACAGAGCCTACCATTGCAATGCTTGTTCTGGTTGCAACGATCGCAACCACATCCGCAACCTACACCCATTGTACTCCTTAATGTTTGTGCGCTCTGAGCCCCATCAAGGAATCGAACCCTGATCTGATGTTTACAAGACACCTGCACTAGCCGTTGTGCTAATAGGGCAAAGCTCCCCACCAAGGTATCGAACCTCATCCTCTGGGTTCAGAGCCCAGCATACTGCCTTTATACGAATGGGGAATTGAATGGCAGGTTCACTAGCGGCCAACCTAGCTTCACCACTCACCGGGGAGTCTGATGGCGCATTCAGTTAGCGTATCCCGACTAGCTTGCTCTCTACAATACCCGGTCATTTGCACACCGATACCACCTTTATTTATACTTCCCGTGGCAGGCGATTCAGGAAGTTGTCAGACATACGGGAGTCGAACCCGCACCATCCACCGTGACAGAGTGGTGCTCTACCGTTAAGCTAATGCCCGAAAACCCAAAGCCAGAGGCAGTGGGTGGTGCTGACATAGCAGGATTCGAACCTGCATCTTGGTGATTAACAGTCACCCGCTTTTCCAGTTAAGCTATACGCCATTGAAGCAAGACCTGTAGGAATCAAACCCACATCATCCGGGTTGGAGCCGGATGCTCTATCATTGAGCTAAGGTCTCAGTACTCGGTGAGAGAATCGAACTCCCGTTGGCTGCGTGTAAAGCAGCAGCCCTTCCATTGGACGAACCGAGCTTGGCATTGGGGACGGGACTTGCACCCGCACTTCGGAGGCCTTCCGCGTTCTACTAACTTCTAACTACTCCGCCGCGTCAGGATGGCAGGATTCGCACCTGCGTTCTCTCGCTTCCAAGGCGAGCGGATTACTAAGCTTTCCCACATCCTGTCGTCAGGCCTAGCCTGACTTTACGGGTTGAATTCGGCGCTTGCAGCATCCTTTCGGCGGTGCTTGCGACTGGCGTGTTATCCCGTACAGCCATCGTACTCCCCGTCAGATTCGAACTGACACCCCGAAGGACTGGTTTCTAAGACCAGCGCGGCTACCAAATTACGCCAGAGGAGCATAGTATAATGAGCCGTTTATTGTCTTGCTCAGGACAATACCCGATTGGATACGGGCTCGCGGAAACTGAAGGAATCGAACCCTCTACGGTGTTACCCGATGACTGTTTTCTAGACAGCTTGCCACCATTGGCCTAGCTTCCATTTCCATTGTACCTCACCCCGGAATTGAACCGAGTTCTTCTGTTTGGAAGACAGACGTCATAGCCGTTATGACCAGTAAGGCATTAAATCGACAAGGTGGTCATACAGCGGCCGACATGACTCTTAGCGCTAGCAGCATATACCCACTGCGTGGGTACCTTGTCCATCTGTGGGCGGGTTGGAGTCGAACCAACTATGCGTTCATCTAGCCGTGCCAATTACGGCCGACCTCAAATCCCTAGTTCCGAACTTGTCACACCCCGGCAGATGATCAGTCCGCCTTCGGGGAGACAGGGAGCGACCCTGAAGTCCCTTAGTACCCCTGGAGAGATTCGAACTCCCGACCCACAGGTTCGTAGCCTGCGGCTCTATCCACTGAGCTACAAGGGTGTGCGGGACCAGCCCTTGGGCAGGACCCGACTAGTGGCGCAGACCAGATTCGAACTGGCGTCTCTTGCTTATGAGGCAAGCGAGGGACCTAACTCCTCCACCGCGCTAAGTAAGCGGGAGTGAATAACCAAGGCCTGTGTCATCCTCAGCGTTGATCCCGCTTCTATCTTCAGTGTATCACAAAGCCATCAGCTTGGCAAGCATCTCGCTGTGACTAGATTCGTACTTAAAGTACCGCTCATCATACCAGTTGCTGTACTCTCTCATGATATCAGAGGCAGAATCCGCTGTCAAGTGCGCTACACTTGTGTGGTTCTCGAACGGAGATGGGCAAGAGCAACCGGAGTCAGTCGCCCAATAATAGTTACCGTTCACGTCCTGCCACACTACGAACATGTCAAACTCGTAGCTACCGCTCTGATCAGTCTCAGCAACGATGCTGAGACCAAACTTCTCCGGCTGATAGTACGTGTCTGGTGTTCCCCAGCCCATTACTTAGCCCTTCGTTCGTTACGACCAGAACGACTTCCGTTGTTGTGTGAAACTGTGTCTGGCTGAACAACTGTCGAGCCAGGAAACAACTCGCTTTCCCCAAGATTCGGAGTTAGACGATATGGCTTTACTGGCTTAGGGTGCCCAGGATTTGCATCGTTGGTTCCCAACGGGATCGGTTCAGTTGTCATCGCTTCAGCCAATTCTTCGGAACCAGCCGGATACTGTTTTCGGAATCTCGAACCAAAGCACTGACTGCGTCCTCCTTGAGGATGGTAACCTCTTCACCCTCGCTTGGCTTACCCTGCGGGTAGTAGGGCTCACCCGGCACCGGTATGTAGTCTATGCCAGTCCGCTTCCACTTACTCATACAAGCTTCCCCAACTTCTAGAACCAATCTTCGCCTCAGCAGGTAGCAGAAGCGGACCAACCTTGGTGCTCATGATGCTCACGATATCATCAATCATCTCTTGCTCGTTCGGTAGTGAGAACAGGATCTCATCATGAATCGCGAGCCTCATGTAGTCAACGTAACCAGCGTCGTATAGTCTAATCATAGCAGACGCTGTGATGTCTCTGCAACCGCTTTGGACGTAGTAGTTGAGAGCAGAGTACAACCGGTTTGGATCAACAGGCAGCTTCCTGCCTGTCCAAGTAGTGATGTACCCGCTCTTCTCAGCTTCCAAACCTAGGCGGTCACCAAGAATTTTCAAGCCTGGATAGGCCTTGCGGATGGCTGCGATCACAGCGGAGGCCTGCTCATACGTCATGCCGAACTGTTCCATCAGGGCCTTGACACCGCCACCGTAAACGGTGCCGAAATTGCCGCCCTTGCCATACTTACGCATCTCTTCACCACGCCCAGGCCAAGCTGTCTCAGCCGTGATGTAGTGAAGATCTTCACCGTTCTTGAACGCCTTGATCATACGGGCATCGGGAGCCTTAGCAGCGGCAAACCTCAACTCTTGTTGAGCATAGTCTACACCAACCATTATCTCGTTCGTGTCTGCCACAAAGCACGACCGCACCAGATGGTCTCCAGACGGCAGGGTCTGAGCGGGAATCCCAGTAATAGAGAATCTTGCAGTCCTCGCACGAAGAGTGTTCGTGCTCGGGTGAACACGCGACGCAGAGTCTACCCCAGATAGAAACTTCTCCACCCACGTTGTTCGCCACTTGCCTGCCTTCTTTCCTTCGATGATAGCTTGAACTAGCTGGTGGTCTTCGTGTGCCTTGAGAAATACCTTGTCAACCTTCGGATTACCCTTGGGAGTCTTCTCGGCAGGAACCAAACCAAACCTGGCAAGTGCCTCAACTACCTGTTGAGGCGAGTTGATATTCTCCAAACCCCAGCCACGAGCGCACTCTTTCCAGTCCTGCTCATCCAGAAGCAGCTCATCACGAAGCTTGGTCGTGTACTCAACATCCAACAGGAAGCCCTTCGCATCCATCAGGGATGCTATCATAGCAACCTTGTGATCCATCTTGGTCAGATCACTATTGATGTCTACTTTTTCCCGGAAGTCTTGGAAGAGTCGGGCTGCGAGGATTGCGTCTGTTCCTGCGTAAATGTTGTAGAGTTCGTTGTCAATCGGCAGTTCTCGCCACATGTCCGCAAACGTGGCAGACTTACGGATTGTACCGATGGCTTTGAGTCGTTTGAACTCATCCTTTAGATCATCTCCTAGCTTCTCGTATTCGGGCATGTAGTGCTTTACCAGCTCTTCGAGTGACTGCCCAATGCCGCCTTCATCACGCCCACGTGGATCGATCTGATGAGCAAGGATCTTGGTGTCACGAAGACGAAGGAACCAGTCTTCGATAGTCCATCCAGGCTCATGCCTGGCAAACACCTGGATATCATAGGGTCCGTTGTGAAAGATCAACCGCTTGTCCATCACACGGATGAACAGACCGTGTACATACTCATACATGACCTCGTACGGAAAGACCCAAGCCTCCTTGGGTGTGGCCAAGGCAATCAACCTCAGCTTGTGATCTTCAGCGTAGATGTCCAAGCCTGTAGTCTCGGTGTCCAGCGCCAGCGTATGCTGTCGCTCGATCCAGTCGTACAGCTCGGTCACGTCCGCCCAGTCTTCAGGAACACGGATAGTACCGTTGGCTAGATACCTCATGAGACCACTCTACCATGGCTGTCAAGACCTCGGCTCAGGTGTGAGCCTACGAACACAGGGGTATATACTATAAGGGAGCCCTGTAGGGGCTCCCTGTAGATCAGTATCGGCAGGGCATTAAGCCCTGCCTCTTGTTTATTCGCTATGCTCATATTGTAGCATGTCTGTCAAGACCCTTGGTGGTGTTCGTAGAGGACATCTAAAGATGTCCGACTTATCATGACAGCCCTGGAAGGGCTTGACACGTGTGGTACAGTGGAAACATGAACACTACGACGAAGAGAGTCGGTGCATGCACACGAGCCACAGCTCGATCAACTCCTACCTGTACTGTGGGAAGGCGTTTGAGCTAGAGAAGATTAAGAAGTTCCCCAGCCCACCAGCATGGTGGCTGCTGGGAGGCAGTGCTGTCCACACTGCCACAGAGTGGATCGATACGGACGATTGGGACGGCAGTCCTGAGGAAGCTTTTCACTATGCTTTCCACCTTGAGTGCCAAGAGGCACGAGAGAGCGGCTGGGAGGACGAGAGCCAGTGGCGAACGGCCGGTTGGGGTAAGAACCAGCAGGGCTATGAGCACTGGGCTCAGAAGGGTCCTGTGTACGTCCGCCAGTGGGCGGACCGTGTGCAAACATGGGCTCATGTAGAGCTGGATGTTTCGACTACGCTGCCTTCGGGCATAGAGATCAAGGGCTTCATCGATCGTGTCAGTCAGTTCGGAAGCCTCTACGAAATTGTGGATCTTAAGACGGGATCCACTCGTCCCGACTCCGATCAGCAGCTAGGGGTTTACTCAGTACTGCTCAAGGAGCATATTAAGAAGACCAGAGGTCTTCATCCAGACCTAGTAACCGTTAACGCCTTCAACTATATGTTCAAGGACGATGAGTTTTACGAAGTCGATGTGAGCAACTGGACACTAGACACTGTTGACAAGCTAGCTCAGGAGTGGAAGAATGGTGTTGAAGCCTCCGTTTTCCTCCCAAACCGAGGAAGCAAGTGCGGACGATGTGGCGTCGCAGACGCCTGCTATCTCCAGTCCGGAGATACCGAAGTCACCCGAGTCTTTGACTCACTCAACCCGAATTACGAAGGATAACATGGTTACGAAGAAGCCTGAACCTGTTGAGGATGCTTGGGCTAATAGCCCGGGCAAGGCGCCTGATTGGGCGCCGCTGGAGGAACTTCGACAGGTTGGTACAATCACCCTGAAGGGTGGTGCTGGTGCTGACAGTTGGGTGGTGTTCCACCCAACTTCTATCGAACACGGTCTTGAGCTGCTGAATCACGATCAGCTTTCTGATCTGCTTGAGCTTGCTGCTCAGCGTGAGGCTGAGTTTGTTCGCCACATCAAGACTGCTAAGGGCTCTGGTTTCAGCAAGCCTACTACTGCAAGTTCTGGTTTCAAGAAGCCAGCAGCGAAGAAGCCTGTGTATGATGAGGACAGCGACGCTTACGAGTGTGAGCATGGCGAGCGCACTTGGGTGACCGGCCGCTCCGGGAAGGGTCCATGGCAGGCTTACATGTGCCCGGCTGACAAGAACGACCCGACTAAGTGTGACCCGCTGTGGGCAAACAAGGATGGATCCCTTCAGAACCGTTAGGAGTTAGCTGTGAAGCGTGTATCATTCGTCTCTAGTAACGGGTTTGTTGGTGTTGAACACCGCAAAGAGGTTGTCTATTCGGACGAAGAGTTTGAAGACATGACTGAGGAAGAGCTTTACGAGCTGGCTGATGAGTTTGCTCAGGAGTATGTCGAAGCCTGGTATGAGGTCGAAGACGTTTGAGTTTCAAGCTAGCTCGTGCTGTTGGTCGGGGGCTCACCAACGGTGAGCCTCTGCCCGATGTGTTCCGCTCCCTCAAGGAGCGAGGGATACAGTTCTACCGGGGCACCACAGTTCTTGTGGCCGGTCTCAGTGGAAGCATGAAGACCATGTTTATCAGCGAAATGGTTGACACACTACAGGTTCCCACACTCTACGTCAGCAACGACACCAACGAGCTAGACATCGTTTCACGAATGCTCTCACGCCGCACCAAGCAAGACTCCAGACTTATGCGTGAGAAGGCTCTGAGAGAC